TACAGGTACTTGTTTTAAGTCAACTGTACCATCTTTACCTTTTCCTAATTCAATTGAAAAGTTACTCAATACTCTTATAAATTGAGTTATAAACTTTCTAATTTGTCCTTCGTAAAAATGTAACATTAATTGTCAGCCTTTGGTTTTAATGCATCTGATAATGATTGTCTTTGGTCTACTGTTAAACCATTAATAGTAGTTGTACCTGACGTATTAACAAATTTAGTCTTCCAATTTGCTCTTGTATTATCATTTGTTGTAGTTAATCTTATTTTATCTTCTATTTTAACCCATCTAACTCCATCATAACGGAACAATCTATTTGGTAAAAAGTCTGTTCTCAACACGTAGTCTCCCTTATTAACATTTAAAATAGGGAAATTATTTCTAGCCTCCATTGGATATCCGTTTGGTGGAACACCATCACCATCTATATAGAATCCATATGTTGAACTTGCCGGTGTATCTATTACTGCATTAATAGGTTTATCAATTGATACCCTGTCTGTTGTATTATTAACATTGTCGGTTCTAATATTACCCTTTTCATCAATTGGAGTAACATAATATTGTTTATAATTAAATCCTGATTTAGGTGCGTCAACTTCTGCTTGATTTACAACTGCTTCGTTAATTTCTTTTTCTCTATTAAACGTTGACATATAACTTGCTAGTGAGCCTGTGGCTGTTGCATCACCAAGTATATCTCTAAATTCTTGTGAATCAACTAAAGTTTTCATTTTTAATCTTAATAAATGTGGCCACCAAGTTTGACTAAATCCTTCTGCCGCTCTGTTTACATCTTCTATAACATAAAATCGTTTAAGTGCAATTGGTATATTTTGATCTAATGAATAATCTTCTTTCATATGTGGGAATTCAATAACATCACCCGACATTGGTTTTCTACCTATTCTTTCAACTACATCATTTAAGTGAACTGTTAAAAATATAGTATCATTTTGTAAAAACATACCAAATTGTGATAGATTAAAATCAATATCTGCAACATTATAGATACCACGAAGTGTATAGATATCTGGTGCATACTTTCTATCTCTATTTTCTAGAAACAATAAGTCTTGTATAGTTAATTCATTAACATTTTCCTGTCCAGAATAATCCGGAGATGATGGAGATGCGTTACCATCTTTTTGTAATGCTCCTTGATCGTATGGACCTAAGTATTTGTGAAAATTTAGATCCGTTCCACCAACCGTAAACATCTCTTTAATAGTACGATCAAAAAATTTGTAATCATTTCCCTTTTCAGGTTTATATATTGACAATCTTGGCATATTATCTATATTTATAGTTTCCTAAATGTCTATAAATATGAGTATGTCAGAACTACAAACAGGTCAACAAGAAGTATTTGAATACGTTAAATCAAACCTCGGCGAAGGTATGATTGATGTTGAATTAGACCCAAAACACTATCAAACTGCATTAGAAAGAGCAATTAACAGATATAGACAAAGATCTTCAAATGCAGTAGAAGAATCGTATGCTTTTTTAACACTAAAGAAAAATCAAAACAAATATATTTTGCCAGATGAAGTAATTAATGTTAGAAAACTATTTCGTAGAACAGTTGGTTCTCGTACAGAAGGCGGAGAAGGTGGAACACTTTTTGAACCATTTAATCTTGCATACACTAACACATATTTGTTAAGAGCAGGTGCAACAGGTGGACTTGCAACATATTTCGCTTTTGCATCTTACCAAGAATTAGTTGGAAAATTGTTTGGATCTTTTATACAATTTCACTTTGATGTAGCAACTAAAACATTAACTATTACACAAAGACCACGTGCAGACGATGAAACTGTTTTAATGCACACCGATAATTATAGACCTGATATAACACTATTCAAAGATGTTTATTCAAAACCATGGGTTAGAGATTACACACTAGCAATATGCAAAGTAATGTTAGGTGAAGCAAGATCCAAATTTGGACAAATTGCTGGTCCACAAGGTGGAACACAATTAAATGGTGGAGACCTTAAAACAGAAGGTAATGCAGAAATGGAACGTCTTGACTTAGAAATTAACAATTTCTCAGAAGGTGGAACACCTCATAGTTTTGTTATAGGTTAATTCTTTCACAACTTATTTTAAATAATAGCACTATGCCAAAAGTAAAAGTACAGATTACATCTGATAAACGTTATCGAAATTATAAAGATTTATCTTATAACGAACTAAACGACTTGGTAAAAAGTTTAGAATCTGATTCTAAACGAGCCAAACAAAATCCAATATTACGTGAACAAGTTCTTGGTGCTGTTTCCGAAGCAAAAACAGAGATTGCAAAACGCATTATAAAATAGTATAATCAATTAATGTTAATAGGATTAGTAGGACCAATTGGGTCTGGCAAAGATACCGTTGCGAATAGATTGGTAACAAAACATGGCTATAAAAGAGATTCATTTGCTGATCCATTAAAAGATGCAGTAAGCAAAATATTCAATTGGGATCGGAAATTACTTGAAGGCAATACTAAAATAAGTCGTGAATGGCGAGAAACAGCCGATGAATTTTGGAGTAAAAAATTTAACAAAGAAATAACACCACGTTGGGTATTACAATATTTTGGTACTGAAGTTATGCGTGGACAAATGCATGATGCAATATGGGTTGATTCATTAATTGCACGATATAAAGGTGAAAAAACTGTTGTATCTGATACACGATTTCAAAACGAAATAAAAAATATCAAAGCACACGGTGGTATAATTGTACTTGTAAAAAGAGGACCAATTTCAACTAGAGAAGAAATGCAAAAGCAAGGCATACATCAATCTGAATGGGACTGGGTTGGGTCTAATTTTGATTATACTATTGAAAATACTGGCACTTTAGAAGAATTAAATGCTGAAATTGATACAACTATACATCAACTTCCAAATCACCAATTTTCCAACGAAGATGCTTAACACTTACTAATCTTTGACAATTTGCACATACAGTTTTTAAATTAATTGTATTAACATTATTCTTATTACCATCTACAAAAAACACATCAAGTTGTAACGGTTCTTTTGCTTTAAATCCGCACAATTCACATTTATTTTTCTTTCTATAACCTGAACGTTGTAATGGTGTTATTCCACCTATTTTAAGTTTTTTTCTTTTCCGAATACAGGTATCACAAAGTCGTCTCCAATAAATTTTTGTACCTTTACGATAACCATATGCTCGTGGTTTAGCCTTACACTGTATACATAGTGGTCTGGTGGCTATATTCATAACTGTATTTACGTCGCCTATATAGGCACCAATTTTACATTTATTTTGTCGTTAAATCCGGAACAACCGCTAAATAGTATTAATATATTAAAAGATATAATTTTAATGTTAAATCGAAGGAGTTAAAAATAATATGGCAACACTAACTAGTCCAGGAGTAGAAGTTTCAGTCATAGATGAGAGTTTTTACGTACCAGCAGACGCAGGTACTACACCATTATTTGTTGTAGCAACAGCACAAGATAAAACACAAGGGTCAGGAACAGGCATAGCGGCAGGTACAACATCTGCAAATGCAGGTAACGCCTATTTAATTACTTCACAACGTGAATTAATGGAAACATTTGGAGAACCAAAATTCTATACTGATGCATCAGGAAATTCATTACATGGTTACGAATTAAACGAATACGGATTACAAGCGGCATATTCATTTTTAGGAATTGCCAATAGAGCATACGTTTTAAGAACAAACATTGATCTATCAAATTTGTTAGGCAGTGCATCAGCACCAACAGCCAATCCAACAGATGGAACTTATTGGTTTGATCTTGCATCATCTGATATTGGACTATTTGAATGGTCATCAACTAACCAAAAATTTACAACAGTAACTCCAACATTACTAACAAGCCTTACAGATCTAGTAGGAGATGTTTCTACTGGTGCACCAAAATCGCACGTAGGATCAACAGGCAATTATGCAATTAATACAACACACAATTCAAACAAGATTTACTATAAAAATGATGCAGGTACTTGGGTACAAGTAGGAGCAACAGGATGGCATACTTCACACGCAACAATTACTTCAACTATAAGTAACGGTTCAGTTACATCGGGTCATTCAATTAAACTTAACACAACAACTGTTGCCACAAATGCAACTACATTTGCTAACGTGGCATCACAAATTAATGCGGCATCGATTACAGGAGTAACAGCGGCAGTTGATTCAACAACTGGATATTTAAAAATTTATTCAGATGGAACATCTGCAGGGAATGGTTCTGTAGTTGACGGCAAAATTGTATTAGCCAACAACTCAGGTACATTATTAACAGATATTGGCTTAACAGCAGGCACATATGCTTCGCCATTCTTATTACAATCGGCACACACTTCAAGACCTGAATGGAAAACAGGAGACACAACACCAAGACCAAACGGATCTGTTTGGTTTAAAACAACATCTCCGAATTCGGGAACAGATTTATCAGTTAAACTTTACAGTTCATCTACTACAAGTTTTGCAAGTGTAAGTGCTCCAATGTATGCAACAGGGCATTCAGCAGTATACAATTTAGATACTGCTACAGGTGGAGCGGCAATAACAGTTGGTTCATTATATGGACAGTACAACACTACAGAAGAAGCAGGATTAGATAGTTTACCAAACGTTGGTGACTTTACATTATTTAGATATGAAGGTGGTGCAACCACAATATCATCTAAAACAGTATATCCAACAGGATTACAAGGTAAATTTAAAATTCAGGAAACAGTAAAAAGTTCAGCATCATTAATATCAGCAGTTGAAATTACCGTTGCAAACCTTGATGGTTCAACAGTTGCAGACGCAGAAGATTTTTGTGCGGCAGTTAATAATAAAACAGACTTAACAAATATAACTGCATCAGTAATTACATCAGGTGGATATAAAGGTGCCATTTCAATGACACACACATTAGGTGGTGAATTTAGAATGGTTGACTCAGAAGGAAGTACTACTCTTGCAACAGCAGGATTTAGTATAGCAACTGCTCATGCATATGGATCATATACAGCAAACTCAACAACACTTATTGATAACTTATATGATGCACCAGCAGGCGAAACACTTGATTCATCTGCCAATAATGCAATAATTGCCTCTAACTGGAAAAGATTATCTTATACGGCTTCAACTAGTTCACCAACTAACGAAGCATCAAATGGAACATTATGGTACAATACAAATTTAGAAGCAGACATATTGGCTCACAATGGAACAACTTGGCAAGGCTACGCAAATGTTTATGGATCAACAGATCCAAATGGTCCACAATTTTCAGCAACTACTCCAACTAAACAATCAGATGGAACAGCACTTGTAGATGAAGATTTATGGATTGATACATCAGACTTAGAAAACTTTCCAAAATTATACAGATATAATACGTCTGCAACAATTACTAATTCAACGTCAGGTCTACCAGTAACAACAACTGGAGCGGCTTGGGAATTAGTTGACAATACTGATCAAACAACAGAAAATGGTGTTTTATTTGCTGATGCTAGATGGCATATAGCGGCAGAAAGACTAGATTCTACAACAAGCGGTGGAGCAGGTTCAGGAAGTACAATAAAAAATTTATTAAGTGATAACTTCTTAGATCCAGATGCACCAGATCCAGTATTATATCCAAAATCAATGTTACTTTGGAATACTAGACGTTCAGGATATAATATTAAAGAATATAATAACACTTACGTATCAACTACTGCATATCCAGGTTCAGGATCAACAGGACTAGGTAATATAAGATATAACAACGAATCGGTTGCATCTTACTATCCTGATAGATGGGTTTCTAAGTCATCTACTAACTCAGATGGTTCTGGAACTTTTGGAAGAAAAGCACAAAGAAAAGTTATTACAGCACAATTTAAATCAGATATAGGAACAAATCAAGCAATTAGAGAAGATCAAAGAGGCTTTAATGTAATGGCTTGTCCAGGTTATCCTGAAGCAATTGCAGATCTGTTAAATCTAAATGCTGATAGAAACTATACAAGTTTTGTATGTGGTGATTCACCATTAAGATTAAAAGCAACAGCAACTGAAATATCTAATTGGTCAAACAATACAGCAGGAGCATCAGATAACGGCGAAGACGGACTTGTTTCAAGTTCAGAATATTTAGGTGTCTTTTATCCTGCAGGAAAAACTACTGATAACAGTGGAAATTCAATTATTGTTCCACCTTCACATATGATGATGAGAGTATTAGCAAATAACGACAATTTGGCATATCCATGGTTTGCACCAGCAGGTACAAGACGTGGTATAGTTGATAATGCGACAGCAGTTGGATACATTAGTGCAAGTTCGGGAGAATTCCAAACTATCTCAATTACTGAAGGTATGAGAGATGCTATGCATACTGTAAAAATTAATCCATTAACATTCTTCTCAGGTTCAGGAATTATGAACTTTGGTAACCTTACAAAGGTATCATCAAGTTATACATCTGCACTAGACAGAATCAATGTTTCAAGACTAGCAGTCTACTTAAGAACACAATTAGAAAGTGTTGCTAAACCGTTTATTTTTGAACCAAATGATGAATTAACAAGAAACGAAATTAAACAAGCAATCGAATCATTTTTACTAGAACTTGCAGGTCAAAGAGCAGTATATGACTTCTTAGTAGTTTGTGATGACACAAACAACACACCAACAAGAATAGATAGAAATGAATTGTATGTTGATATAGCAATTGAACCAGTTAAATCAGTTGAATTTATTTACATACCATTAAGAATTAAAAACACAGGAGAAATTGCAAAATTAGGGAACTAATTTTTGGATAAATAGGAGAAACATATGTCAATATCAACATTATCAAAATTTACAGTACCTTTAGCAAACGACCAAAGTGCAGTATCACAAGGTTTGTTGATGCCAAAACTACAATATCGTTTTAGAGTAGTTCTTGAAAACTTTGGTATATCTACGCCTAGATCAGAATTAACAAAACAAGTTGTAGATGTAACAAGACCTGATTTATCGTTTGATCAAATCACGTTAGATGTTTATAACTCACGTGTGTATATGGCAGGTAAACATACTTGGAATCCAATTACATTGAACTTGAGAGATGACGTGAACAACGCAGTTTCTAAACTTGTTGGAGAACAAATACAGAAACAATTTGACTTCTTTGAACAAGCAAGTGCAGTATCTGGTATTGATTACAAATTTACTGCTAGAACAGAAATATTAGACGGTGGACAAGGATCATCTACACCAAACGTATTAGAAACATTTGAATTATATGGTGCATATATTGAATCAGTCAATTATAACACATTAGCATATAATACATCAGATCCAGCAACAGTAACATTAAGTATTAGATACGACAATGCTATTCAAACACCGCAAGGTACAGGAATTGGTACTGCCGTAGCAAGAACAGTTGGTACATTAGCAACTGGTGGTGGACAATAAGAATTAACTTTGCAATTATAATAAAATTTTAGACCTCCAATCTAAGTAAAAAAGCGTCATTATAGGCGCTTTTTTTATGGCAATAAATACAAGCACTATGCCTAGCATTAATGATTTTTTAAAAGGATTTACAGAAGGCCTTCCGGGCATGAAAGACTATCGTCATGCCTCAAGATTATATTTTGACGACAACTTTAAACTAGCACCAAAACACAAATATCTTTTCCATGTAGTATTTGACCTCGATGAAACCGTTCTTGGAGCAACAAGACCATTTACTAATAACGAAAGATTAGAATTGAATATGCTAGTTAAGACAATTGATTTGCCACAGTACAATATGAACGTTGATGAAAAAATTCAATACAATAAAAAAATGTATTTGGCAACAAAGATTAGTTATAATCCAATTAATATAGCATTTCATGATGATAATGCTGATACTGTAAATGCTTTTTGGAAAACATATTATGAATATAACATAGCAGATTCAATAACTACGGTACCTTCAATGCGTACCATGAACAAAGATACACAATATGATAGTGGCGACCAATTAAACTATACTCAATTTGGTATGGATACTGCTACAAATAGAAAAAAACCGTTCTTAAGAGGTATCGATATTTTTGTATTACATAAACAAAGATTTACATCATTTCATTTAATAAATCCTGTTATTGGATCATTTGCACATGACCAATTAGATCAAACTGATGGTTTAGGAACTCTGCAAAACACAATGCAAATATTTTATGAAACAGTATTATACGATACAGGAACTATTAAAGGTGGTGGAGTACCTGGGTTTGGAACAATACACTACGATCACGAACCTTCACCACTATCAGTATTAGGTGGAGGTACTAATTCAATCTTTGGACCAGGCGGAATAATTGATGGAATTGGTTCTGTTATTGGTGACGCAAAAAGGGGAGAAGTCGGACTTGGTACAATACTTAAAGGAATTCACACATATAATAAAGCAAAAAAAATGAAGAATCCTAAAGATCAAGCAAAAGAAGAATTAAGAGGTATTGTAAAAGACGAAATTAAAAAAGTTGGAGAATCAGCAGGTACTATTGCAAATCCTGTTGGAGATTATTCTGTAGGAAGTGCCGTTGTAACAACTGCTTTAGCAGGAGCCACAATTGCCGCATCAAAAGGTTTAATTGATAATGATAAAAAAGGTAATACAGTAATAAATTCTTCTACTATTGATACAAGTATCCACTTGACTGCTAACGAATGTTTTCTTCTTGTTAATAACAACGAAAATGTAAAACAAGAAATTGCGGCAAGTTTATATTATAAAGACATTGGGAGTAGAAAAGGATTAACAACTGCTGAAAGTAATATTGAATATAATTCTGCATCAGATTCAATTAAAAATGTTTATAATACTAAAGTAATCACAAATATTAGAAAACTAGTAACTGAAGGTTACATAAAAATAAACAAAAATACATACGACGTAACAACATCAATCGAAGGACAAAATTTATAATGGCTGACATATATTCAAATTTACCAACTAGTACTGATGACCGATTTGCAAAATCAATAAAAGAATTAACAGAAAATCAATATGTTGAACCTTTTTCATTCAACGTTGCTGAATATGATACTGCAATTGCTTTTTTTGTAAAAAGAGGATTTGACAGAGGTCCTGCAGAACAATTAGCATATATTATGTTACGACAAGCAAAGATTGATGACGTGAATACTCAAGAAGTTCTTGATAAACTAGGAACTGCAAGTCCAATACAATTGTCTGAAATTGTTCAAATGATATTAAATGCCTCTCGATATAAATCAAGTCGACTTGGTTCAAGAGAAACAAAAAAATCTAAGGACATTATTTCTAGAAATATTGTGGAGTAAATTATGAAATTTGCCAGAGGGAGATTTCATCTTAAAAATCAAGAAAAATATGTAGGCACTAAAACTCCTACTTACAGGTCTGGTTGGGAACACGCATTTATGAGATTATGCGATGAACATCCTAACGTATATAAATGGGCAAGTGAATCAATTAAAATACCTTACAGACATCCACTTACAGGCAAATATACAATCTACGTACCGGATTTTTTCGTTGTTTATATTGACAAAGAGGGGCGTAAACACGCCGAGTTGGTTGAAATTAAGCCAAAGGCACAGACAACAATGGAAGATGCAGGACGTAGTCATTCTAAACAAAGACAAGTTGTTATTAATACTGCAAAGTGGGAGGCCGCAAGTGCTTATGCAAAACAAAATAGAATTAAATTTAGAGTAGTATCAGAAGAGCAATTATTCCATAACGGTAAACGTAAGTAAATAAAACGATGACTAAGAAATTAGAAGATATATTAAATTTACCAAATGTTAAAGAAGCATTTGCAAAAGTTGATGAAAAAGAAAAGAACAAGAAAAACGAAGATAAAAATGGTTACGTTGCTCCAAAAAATGTTGATCCAAAAACAGCAATAGCACTCGAAAAAACATACAAAGAATTTGACAAGATTTCTGCTTCTCTACCACAAGTAAAAGGATTAGGAGAAATATCCGATTTAGAACTAGATAAATTAGCATCTGAGGCAGAAGAGTCATATAAAAATTTAATGGATTTAGGTATGAACGTCGACTCTCGTTATTCAGGACGTATATTTGAAGTTGCAAGTACTATGTTACGTAATGCCATAGATGCTAAAGGTTCTAAAATAGACAAAAAACTTAAAATGGTGGAATTACAACTTAAAAAACTAAAAATAGATAAAACAGGCGGGGACGACCTAGAGACAGTAGAATCAGAGGGTGTAATTATATCTGATCGTAACGAATTAATGAAGAAACTACTTAAGAAAGACGACACGGAAGACAGCAAGAAAGACTAAATATTGTATTATGAGCGACTTTAAGCACTATCTAACCGAAGCAATAAAGCAATACGACTATCGAATTAAGGTAGCAGGTGATATCGATAAAGATTTTGCATCACGAATGGAAACTTGCTTACAAAAATACGAAGTCAAAAAATTATCTGCAGGCAAAAAAACACCAATTCAAGAACATCCATTAGATTTTCCTACTCTTAAAAATCAATTAGTAAACATATTTGAACTCACTACAAATTATCCAGTTTCAGTTAGAGAATTAAAAGAATATATTGCTGATCATATGGACGTATCATCAATTATGATAGTAGTTAAAAAACCAGGAGAACCAACAGAAGAATACCAAGAACAAATGAAAGACAAATCGGAATATCAAAATTTGTTACAAACAGTTGAAATGGGTTCAGCAAGTGATGTTAAGCCTGAAGATATGTATGGTGATAAGGCTAATATGAGTTTGCTAAAAGAATTATTAAAAGATAGAGAAAAAACAGAATTTGTTAAAACAGAAAAAACACAAGAAGTACAAAGTAAGGAAGACGAAGGAAGTCCTTCACCGTTAACAAAAGCGGCACATGATGGACCTATTAAAGGCAACCCAATTCCAGCAGGAAAATAATATTATGGAAATGATTGACGTTTTAAATAAACTACACGAACTTGAAAATAAAAGTCCTGAAGTTACAAAAGCAATCACTAGTGTTGAAAAAACAAATATAACACAAGAAGCAAAAGGAAAAGATCACGATAAAGACGGTGACGTAGATTCTAAAGACTGGAAAAAATCTAAAGATATTGCTATTAAAAAAGCAATAAAAAAAGAATCAATAAGTTACAAAGATTTTTTAGCATCTAAAGGCGTAGACATTTACAAACTTACAGGTGATGAACACGTAAAATATTCTACAGCATATAGAGACAATAGAGATGATCAAGAAGCAAGTGATTCTCAAAGTCAAACAGATGCACCACAACAAGAAGGTAGAGTTAAAGATGCAGTACTTGGTGCTGAAGAAAGAGTTGGGGATTACATTGACGATGATGGCAACTTAAAAATGCCTAAAAATAAAGTTTTATATGATTTAAAAGCACAAAGTAAACAAACAACAGATGCGATGGCAAGTTATGAACTTAATATTGCAATAGATTTAGTTCAAGATAAATTTGATGATAACGGTCAAGCAAGACCTGATGAGGACGATGTTCCACATGATGTAGATACACAAATGAATATGGACGCACCAACAGAAGCAGAACCTCAAACAACTGAACCAAAAGTTGAAGAAGAAATGACACCTATGGGAACTAGAATGTTTTTTGATATGGGTGCTAAATTAGATATTAATTTTGATATGGATCAAAAAGGAATGATGGCTGGTGTTTTAAACAGATTAGATCAAGATGCGTTAATGAAATCAGTAGACGAGTACAAAGCACAGGAATTAGATCCGGATCAAGCAGAGTCAGAACAGGTAAATACAAATACAATGAAAACAGAAGACAAAAAACCACTTAAAGAAGACAAAAAACCAGTTAAAGAAGCAATAACAATGAGTGCTGATTCACCAGAAGAAGCAGGTATGTTAATGCAAATTATGAAACTTGCAGGTGTACAACAAGTAACACCTGATATGATTGGTGGAGAAGAACCAGCGGCAGACAACGATGCAGATCACGATCACGATGGCGATGGCGAACAAGACCATGCTCCAGAAGAATGTCCAGTATGTGGCAACGACGGTGGAGATATGAGAAATATGATGAGTAAAGTTGACGACAGAGAAGAACCAGCAGAAGAAACTTATTCTAATACACCGGACGAAAAAACTCAAGATATTGATGATTTAGTTAATGTTCACTCTGGTGGTTTAAATAGACAAAAACAACAAGTAAGAAAAGAATATCCAGGTGATAATCCACTTGCAGTCAAAGAAGATCCAACAGAAGAAGAATTATCAAATTCATTAAGAAATCAATACGAAGGCTTTAAAAAAAGTTATTCAGAAGCAATATCTAAAACAAAAGAATCCAAGTAATTTCATTTATAATATTTAAATAAGCATATGAGTAATAAAAGACTTATGGCTGTTAGATCATTTGCATTAGTTAATGACTCTATGTGGATCGGCATTCCAAAAACTGCCACTACTAGTCTACAACAAATCTTCCACAGATTTCCAAAAACATATTATGAAGATAATTCAGAATTTTTAAAAATTAGAAAGTCACCAGACTTATCACCTAAAAAAATCTGGTGCATATGGAGAGACCCATGGCAACGTTGGTTATCTGCCGTCATGCAAGACTACGAATTAAAATTTGATCTAGGAAGAGTGACGCCATCTGGAAACAAGAATCATCGGCAAATGGATTATCAAGAAATAGTTAGTCTGGCAAAGGACCTACAATTAAAATGGAAATTTAATAGTGCAAATTTAAGAAATAAAATGTTTCAGCATAGCAGTCTTTATGTTGCCAGGTATATTACCTTATTATGGAAGTTAGCAAATGAACGTCATAATTGTCCTATATTAGAAATTTATCCTATATCAAAAATTAATAATGCAATAAAAACTCATTTCAATATAAATTTTAACTCTCCTAATCTAAATAAATCTCATCAAATAAATCTTGATCGTTTAGATATGATTTTACAAGAAAAGAAATTTTATAACAAATGGAAAGAACAATTTGAAGAGGATATAAATCTCAATGAAATTATCTCACAAAATATAAAAAGATTTAATAAGACAGAATGGAATGAAAAAGTTTTGTTTAAATATGGATTACATCTAGACCGTTATTTTAAAAAAATATCATCGGATTTTTAAAACAACAGGCTAGATATAGAAGATTAAAACTAACCACAAACTAGCCTTAAATACAACACTATGGCATATGTATCATTAGATTCAGAGCAAATTAAACGTGCTCACAAGAAGCACAAATATACAAAAGATCAAGTATTAAAACTTGAAAAGTGTATGCATCCAAAAACCGGACCTTTGTATTTTATGGAAACATTCATGAGAATACAACATCCAACTAAAGGTGAGATGGCATTTCATCCTTATGATTTCCAAAAAAGATTAATTGAATCTTACAATTCGCACAGATTTAGTATATCAATGCTACCACGACAAACAGGTAAAACAACCTGTGCGGCAGGATACATTATTTGGTATGCTATGTTTCATCCAGATTCATCTATATTAATTGCGGCACACAAATACGCAGGTGCATCTGACATTATGTCACGTGTAAGATTTGCATATGAGATGTTACCTGAATGGATTAAAGCAGGAGTAACACAATACAATAGAAATTCTATAGAATTTGATAATGGTTCAAAAATAATGGCAACTACTACAACTGAAAATACTGGACGGGGTTTATCCTTAACAATGATTTATTGTGATGAGTTTGCTTTCGTGCAACCACCCGATAAAGCCAAAGAGTTTTGGACTTCACTATCTCCAACACTATCAACAGGAGGTAAATGTATGATTACATCAACTCCAAATAGTGATGAAGATCAATTTGCATTAATTTGGAAAGAAGCAAACAAAAGATTTGACGACTATGGCAACGATAAAATAGTAGGAACAAATGGTTTCTATGCCATGAAGGCACACTGGTCAGAACACCCTGACAGAGATGAAGAATGGGCAGAAACTGAAAAAGCAAGAATCGGTGACGAAAGATTTAGACGGGAACACGAATGTGAATTTATAATCTTTGACGAAACATTAATTAACTCTATAACATTAGTAGAATTAGAAAGTACTTTGCCAACTTTAACTACAGGACAAGTTAGATGGTGGAAAACGCCACAGCCTGGAATGACTTATATGGTATCATTAGATCCGGCGATGGGAACTGGTGGTGACTATGCCGCTATCCAAGTATTTGAACTGCCAACATTTGAACAAATTGGTGAATGGCGTCATAACGAAACACCAATGAATCAACAAGTTAGAATATTACAAGGTATTACAAAACATATACACGAAGCAATCATGGAAAAAGATAGTACTAACAATCCTCAAATATTTTATTCAATGGAAAATAATACAATAGGTGAAGCGGCATTAATGCGTGTAATGGATATTGGTGAAGAAAATATTCATGGTATGTTCTTATCAGAACCTATTAGAAAAGGACATAGAAGAAAATTTAGAAGAGGGTTCAATACTACTGCTAAATTTAAAATAGATGCTTGTACTAAATTTAAAGAACTTATAGAAGGTGGAAAAATGGTAGTAAACAGTAATCTTCTTATAACTGAATTAAAAGATTTTGTTGCAACAGGAATGAGTTACAAAGCCAAGCCTGGACAAAATGACGATTTAGTTAGTGCTTGTTTACTAATGACACGTATGATGAAAGTATTAGCAGATTTTGATCCTAAAATATTTGAAAAATGGACGAATAGAGACAGGGAATACACTATACCAATGCCTATCTTTGCTAACTTGGGTGTATAATATGATTTTACAAAAAGCATTAGATAATTTTCTAGCAAAAGAAACTACTAAAAACAAAGGCGATGTTCCATGGTTGGTTTGGCTTATGGAAAATCCAAAATCACCATTACATTTACATGGCGCTTCTGCTTTAAATGATCATGATTACGTCCATGTTATTCTTGATAAAGGACAAGCCAACGATGATGAAGCATTTGTTATTGGATTTACAATGGGCAATGATGATAGAACTAAAAATTGGGAAGTAAAATTATTTAAATTTATTTCCAGTAAGTTGTATCCTGAAGAAGCACGTTTTACTAAAGAGCAACTTAAAATTTTTGATAAGGGTTTTAAGTATGGCCAGTCAAAACTACCTTTATATCAAAGAATCGGTGAATTTGATTGGGATACAATGGATAAAAATACTCCATTAAATGACATCAAAAGAAAATTTAACGTACAATAAATACAGTATATGACAACTAATAATCTATCATCAGACGTTTTTAACAAAATAAGATCCAAATTTGGTGACATTCAATTAGGCGATTCTGAAGGGAACGTTACTGCTGATCCAAGCGGAGCACAATTTTACGATTTTGAGTATACTGAAGATTCAGACACATTTGGCAGAATGAGCATTTCTCTTGCAGATGGTGAAACAATGAAAGTTTTTTATAACAGACAGTTAACTGATAAAATTGATGAAACTAGTAAACAAGAATTTTTTAATTTTTTAAAAGAATTAAAAGATCTTGCAGTACAACATCAATTAGGGTTTGATGTTAGAGATATTACTAAATCAAACCTATCAACACAAGATTTTAAGAATCTTGCTGATACAAACAAAACGGTAAATACTGATGAAATGTCAGAAGAATTAAACAGAATTACAAAATTAGCAGGTGTTGATGTTAAAGAAAGTTTAACAGGCACAGCAAAAAGATCATACGAAAACTTAGATAAAACAAGATTAGTAATTAGACACTCAGGCAAAGTAGATGAAGAGGTTCCTGGCTCTAGATCAAGACACATTGAATCATTATACATTGAAAACGAAGATGGTGAAAGATTCAAATATCCAATAACTCATTTAGCAGGTGCAAGAGCAATGACAAGACACGTTGCTAACGGTGGAAGACCGCACGATGAATTTGGACAACACATTGTACAAACATCAGAAAATATTGCACAATTAAATTCATTTTCTAGATACGTTTCACACAAAGATCAATTAAATGACAATGCTGGTGATATAATTGAACAAACAAAATTAAAATTAGAAAATTTAAGAACGTACATGAAAAACTTAAACAAACAATCACACTATGATGAAACTTTTAAAAACTTTAAAACAACAGAAGACCAAGTTTTAGATGACGAAACAAAAGATTCTTATAGAGAAAAATTTACAATGAAGCATCTTGACGACAGAGTTGAAAATGCATTACCACTTATACACCGTATTATGAGTGAATTTAAACCTGGTGATGATGATAAAGATGCAAAAGTAGAACCACCAGTAGACCATGGAGCAATTGTACAAGGGTGGTTAACTAACCCTGACAAAAGATTAGTATTAAGAAAAGACGAAACAGCAGATAAAATGTTATCAGTAACAAAATTTAATAATAAAAACACAATGCTTGGTAGTATCTTATCTGATATTGCCTCAAGAATGTTGACTACAGAACCTGAAGATGACAGAGTGGCAAACTTTGCTTCTAGAATTGCAGATGATTTAGAAAAAGAAGGCGAAGCATTTTTTAATCCAGATAAAGATTATGTAAAAAATAAAAAAATTGCTATTCAATTAGCAAGAAGATATATTGATGATTATAAAAAAATGCAAAACGATCCTGCTTATGCTAGTGAAGTAAGAAAAGATCCAAACGAAGTTATTCCTAGAAAAGATAGACACGGTAAAACAAAAGAAGATCCATTTGAATCATGGGCAGACCGAGTTACTGAAGGAACATGGTCACTACCTGATGATCCAAAAAATTATAACGAACTTAAAGGAATTATGTCACAACATTTCGATGTTGGTACTGATGCTGTTAATGCCACTACATGGTTAAGCAAATTTGGATTTGGTGATGATAGTTTATATGATACATTAGGATCATTATATGATAAAGATGGTGAAAAAGCAGACGCTAGACCAGTTATAAAAGATTATGTAACAACAATGCTAGTACCTACAGGTCATTATGACGACTCACTAACTCCTGAAATGAAAGCAGGATTAATGACAGCAGTTTCAGTATATAAAGATGAACTAGCAACTGCAGAATCACAACCTGATGCAGGTTCTGAAAGAGCGGATGCGGCACAAGGTATGTGGGCATCAAGTAAAGAAATACAATCAAAATTTAAAACTTGGCAAGACTTTATGAACTCGGAAGAATTTGATGATTATTTACAAGACGATACTAACCAATTAGAAGGTTTAACTTTTGAAGACATCAAACCTTATGTATCAATGTACAAAGGTGATGATGGCAAAGTAGTACACGACGTATTAGATAAAGGTGGTAAGTCTGCATACAAAACAAATAATGCCAAAGATGCAATGAATTATTTGTCAAAAAACTTTGGCAAACTTCGAGGACAAGCACCTAAGGTTAAAGATTTTATAAAATCTGAAGATACCAAAGATGCCACAAAAGGCAAATATTCAGATAAGGAAATTAAACAAGCAAAAGGTATTGCTTTTGATAAACGATACAAAGGTGGCAACTACACTGGAGCACATAATACTATTAACAAACTTAAAAAAGGATTATCAGATCACCCAGATGTTGCTGATGCATTAAAAAGAGCAAACGAAAATATTACAGAACCATTAAAAGAATCAAGAACTAAAATAGTAGAAGCAATTAAAAATAAAGCAGATACAGGATTTAATATCGCTGGAATAGAAGGCGAGGACGACAGAGTAACAGGCGATGCAGGTCTTCAAATTGCTAGACTAAAATACCTTTCTACATATCAATAAAAACTAGCATATAAGTTTACCAATTATTCATTTAAATATTAGTATGAAATGGTTAATCGTAGCACTTCTTTTACTTCCTACTGGTGAGTTAAACATGATTCATAATCAAGAAATTTCATTTTCTGATAAAAAATCTTGCATAAATTATGTTCTCACAAACGGCGAACAACTTCAACACGGAATTAACATATATCTAGATTCTTTATTTGATAATAACCACGAAATTAAAATAAGTGGAATTTCCTGCCTAGACGAAGAAACATATAATTCAGGAAAAGACTACGATAAAGAAAAAGCACAGATGGACAAACTTAAATCTGTTGAATAATACCAATTAAACCTCCAAATTAACCAATAATAGTAGTAGACATTTAATAAATATAGTAGTATATTATGTGTAATGCTTAATATACATTTAGGCAAAAACAAACATAGGCACACAACACAAGGAGGCTTACATTATGGCTACATTGGCTGAAATAAGAGCGAAGTTAAAAACTCAAGAGGTGAATCGCTCCACTTCTTCATTAGGTGGCGACAACGCCATTTACCCACACTGGAATATAAACGAAGGACAAGAAGCAGTTCTTAGATTCTTGCCAGATAGAGATACTAACAATACTTTTTTCTGGGCAGAAAGAAACATGATCAAACTACCTTTTGCAGGTATTAAAGGTCAAACTGATTCTCGGCCGATACAAGTACAAGTACCGTGTATGGAAATGTACGGAAAAACTTGTCCAGTACTAACGGAAGTTAGACCATGGTTTAAAGATAAAAGCATGGAAGACATGGGTAGAAAATATTGGAAAAAGAAAAGTTATATTTTCCAAGGTTTTGTTGTTACTAACCCGTTAAACGAAGACTCAACTCCAGAAAACCCAATTAGAAGATTTATTATTGGTCCACAAATCTTTAATATAATTAGATCGGCATTACTTGATCCAGAAATGGAAGAGTTACCAACTGATTCAGTTAAAGGTGTAGACTTTAGAGTAACTAAAACTTCTAAAGGCGGTTATGCTGACTATTCAACATCTAAATGGTCGAGAAGAGAACGTGCTCTAGACGAAACTGAAAGAGCGTCAATCGACAAACATGGTTTACATAATTTAACAGATTATAGACCAAAAGAACCATCTGAAGCAGAAGTAAAAATAATCAAAGAATTATTTGAAAAATCTGTTGATGGTGAAGCATATGATCTTGAAAAGTATGGACAGTATTATAGACCTGCAGGAACATCTGCACCTAAAATATCAACTCCAACAGCAAGTAAACCTGCTCCAGTTGAAAAAACAGCAGATCCAGTAAACTCTGATGTTAAAATTGGAAAACCGGCAACAACACCAGCACCAGCAACAAATGGTGATAGTGCTAAAAGAGCCGAAGATATATTGAAGTTGATTCGTTCAAGACAATCTCAATAATTTAACTTACCAAGACCTTGATTACTATTGACGATCAGGGTCTTGTATGCTAAAATAGAATTATGGTTAAACCTTTTGACGTAACAAAATTTAGAAAAAGCATTACAAAGTCTATACAAGGACTTGGTGTAGGATTTAGTGATCCTACAGACTGGATAAGCACAGGAAATTATGCATTAAATTATTTAATAAGTGGAGACTTTAATAAAGGTATTCCACTAGGCAAAGTAACAGTACTTGCTGGAGAACCAGCGTCGGGTAAATCTTATATTGCATCAGGTAACATTGTTAAAGAAGCACAAAAACAAAATATATTCGTTATACTAATTGATTCAGAAAATGCCTTAGATGAAAAATGGCTACAAGCACTTGGCGTTGATACTAGCAAAGAAAAACTTTTAAAATTAAGTTTATCTTTAGTTGATGATGTAGCAAAAACTATATCAGACTTCATGAAACTATACAGAGAAGAAAATAAAGATGACAAAGAAAATGCACCCAAAGTATTAATTGTTGTTGACAGTTTAGGTATGTTACTAACTCCAACTGACGTAGATCAATTTGAAAGAGGTGAAATGAAAGGTGATTTAGGACGAAAAGCAAAGTCTTTAACAGCACTAGTTCGTAATTGCGTTAATATGTTTGGCTCATGGAACGTAGGACTTGTAGCAACTAATCACACTTATGCATCACAAGATATGTTTAATCCTGATGATAAAATATCGGGCGGACAAGGATTTGTATATGCATCATCTATTGTAATAGCAATGAAAAAATTAAAACTTAAAGAAGACGAAAAAGGAAACAAAATTACTGAAGTACGTGGCATTAGGGCGGCTTGTAAAGTTATGAAAACACGTTTTTCAAAGCCGTTTGAATCAGTACAAGTAAAAATCCCTTATGAAACAGGTATGGATCCATTCAGTGGATTAGTAGAATTATTTGAAAAAAAAGGAATTTTAGTACAATCTGGTAATAGACTCAAGTATGTTAACTCTGCAGGAAAAGAACATTTAGACTTCAGAAAATCTTGGATCGGAGATAAATTAATTATGTTGATGGATGATTTTGATAAATTATCTACAACAACCGAACCCAAGGAAGAATTAAATGGCCGAGATGACACATGAAGACATTGAACGTATTTGGAATTCGTTCTCTCATTATGTACCAGATAGACAAAAATCAGATGCCGCAGTTGAATTTGTTAATACATTAAAAGATATGAGTATTGATGAAACACAAATAAAGGCATCATCTGAGTACGATCCGAAGTTAGAAGAAGCAATAGGTACTGTTTTTGAAGACGAGGGCGAGAGCGATTACGATTATGGCAATGATGACGAACTGGTATACTAAAGTAAGCAAAGACATTTCACTCATTCCGGAGTGTATTAAGTATTTCGAAACCGAATACCAACAAGCAAAAAAAGAATGCTCAATATGGGGTAATTTAGAAAAAGCCTCTGCTTCAATGCCCGGCGTTGTTGAGCATAGATTTAACCAATTACAAGAAATTGAAGCAATCCTAGAGTATCTTAATATCGAAAAACGTAGATTAAGATCTAAAACATTTCGAAATTTTTTGGAAAGTTACAATAGAGCATTAACATCACGTGATGCTGACAAGTATGTTGATGGGGAAGCCGATGTTGTAGATTTAGAAAAAATAATAAACGAATTTGCACTTATAAGAAACCAATGGTTAGGCATTACCAAAGGACTAGACCAAAAACAATGGCAAATTACAAACATTGTTAAATTGCGTGTAGCAGGGATGGAAGATGCCAACATCAAATAAAATAATCCTTACAGACGTAGACGGTGTATTACTAGAATGGGAAAACCATTTTACTAAATGGATGTTACAGCGAACACTCTTTGATGAAAAAGGAAGTAGAGTTTACCCATATAGATTGTTAGAAGATAAAGAAAACACTTACGAAATGGCAGAACGTTTTGGTGTTACTAAACTAGAAATTAGAAAAGAAATTAGAGAGTTTAACAAAAGTGCTTGGATGGGAACACAATCCCCAATGCCAGATTCACAAACTTGGATTAAACTACTACACGCAGAAGGTTGGACTTTTATACCAATTACATCACAAACTTCAGATATTCCTGCACAAGAATTACGTAAAAAACGACTAGAAGAATTATTTGGTGAAAATATTTTCTACAACTTTCATATACTTGAAACAGGATCGGATAAAGATTCGGCATTTGCAGAATTTCACAACACAGGATTATGGTGGGTTGAAGACAAATGGACAAATGCGTTAGCAGGTTTAAAATTTGGATTAAATGTATTATTATACGATCGTCCTTACAACAGAGATTGCAATCACCCCGAAATTACCAGAGTAAATAATTGGCAAGAGGTTCATAAGATTGTAAGCAAAAAATGACATTTAAAGTTTTTATAGGCTGGGATAGTACAGAAGATATTGCATATCAGGTTGCTCGACATTCAATTTTAAAAAGAACAAAATCTGATGTCGATGTTAAACCGATTAAGCAACATGAGTTACGATCAGCAGGAATTTATGCTCGTCCTCGCGATAAAAAAGCATCAACAGAATTTAGTCTTACACGTTTCGCAGTTCCAACTTTATGTGATTATAAGGGTTGGGCAATTTTTTCAGATTGTGATTTTTTATGGTTATGTGATATTGAGGAAGTTTTTAATATGGCTGACGACAAGTATGCTGTAATGTGTGTTCATCATGATTATAAACCAAAAGAAGAAGTTAAGATGGACGGTAAACAACAATTTATATATCCACGAAAAAACTGGAGTTCAATGGTTTTATGGAATTGTGAACACCCACAAAATAAATTACTTACAAAAGATGCAGTAAATCATCAAACACCGGGTTGGCTACATCGGTTTGAATGGCTTAAAGATTCAGAAATTGGAGAAATACCTTATCAATACAATTACTTAGAAGGATGGTATAATACAAATGATGCAAAAGTTGTTCATTTTACACGTGGAGGACCATGGCATGAAGGATATGAAACTCCCGATGACATGAATATTACATCATGGAACGATGTTGAGTATGGAAAAGAATGGCGAGAAGAAGAAAAAGACTTTTTAAAAACTCAATTATCAAGTTGGAATTACAAATCTATTCGTCTTAGACTACCAGTATCAAAGGGGGGAGAGCATAAAGAGTATGATGATAATCACAAATATTTTTGGAAGAATAGATGAGTTATTCTGTTTTACAAAATTATAAACAAAATGAACATTTTTTTGAACAACCTTATCCACATATAATAATTCCTAAATGTTTACCACACGAAACTTACGAACTTTTATACGAAAGTTTTCCTGTAGAAATTGTTAAAAAAAATTTTCAACTAGTTGAAGAACATACATATAGAGGATTAGCAAATGACTTTATTAGATCTAATAGAGTAAATGTACATAATCGATGGAAAGATTTTTTCGAATTTCACACATCTCGTGAATTTTATAACCAAGTTTTAAATATTTTTGAACCATATATTAAAAATTATAGTTGGGTTAAAGAACAACCTGTAAAAGTTCGACATAGTCCTGGTGAAACTAAAATAGTCACCGACACACAATTTGTAATACACAAACCAACAAAAATTACAACAAGAACAGACCATATTGATAACCCTGCTGAATTATATGCAGGATTACTTTATTTTAGACAACGAGGAGATATTAGCACAGGTGGAGATTTTGTAATATACGAAACAAAAGAAGTTAACGAAGTGTATGCAAATACTGGACGAGAAGTTCCTAAAGATGTTGAGAAAAAAGAAAGTAAAGTTATAAAATATAAAGATAATGCATTTATTATGTTCTTAAACTCAAATAAAGCAGTACATGGTGTGACACCACGAGTAAATGCTATGCATGACAGGTTGAGCATTAATATAATTGCTGAAGTAGACAAAAAGGTGAATCCACTATTTAAATTAAGCGATATCGCTCAATAATTTCCAAGCAGTCTCATTTATCATTTCTTCCATAGAAAAATTATTATATGCTAACGAACTGAATAATGACACTCGATCTTCATAAATGGGCCTTTCAATTTTGGAAAAATCTGTTTCTGCAATAGGCGTTGCGGCACAATTTTTTGAATCACAAAAAACTGGAACACCATTTACAAAACTTTCAATTATTGTATTACTATTATATGTAACACAGGCAAAGTATTCACTCCAATTAATCTTTCCTGCAATTTTATTTGTTGGTCTGTCAACTTTAATTGTTGCACCGACATGATCTTTACCTACGCCTGGGTTATACGGTTTTTCTCTTACAACCAATTCTCTATCTGTGTTTTTACGTAATATTTTTAACGTATTATCTAACCAGTCCTCTGCATTAAAAAAGTTTGCAATGGCGTTTGTAGGCGGTAATATAAGTATCTTAGCACCATTTTTATTCCACTTTTTAATATCTTTCTTAAAATACTTTTCATATCTATCAGCGGGTCTTTCAATTAACTTTGTTTGACAATGTGCATTTTTTGTTATTCTTAACCAATGTGGATGATCATGTGCATTACTAAAATAACTATGATCCATAAAATAAAAATCTTTATTTTCTTTTTTACACCATTTATAAACCTCACCGGACCCTGCTAATATCCCATACATTATTAAAGTTTCTGATGGTAAATTTTTTAAATCTCTCCATTGATATATTTTAAACGGGCCAGGAGTTCCTGATACAAATGCTTCAACATATCTTTGCGTTCTTGGTTTGGTGGTGTGTATTCCTGCTATACTTGTCATTTTACTTCCAATATATCTTGTCTACTTGCTTATGCAATCCATGATCATCAATAATTTTAGAGTTTAAGAATCCTAAATTTTTCATGTATGTATCCATTTCTTTTACATCAGGCATAAGAGGATGATCGGGATCTTTATATAAGTTCACTTCGTTTAAAACATAAGTTGCTCTTTTAAAAATTTCGGGTGATCCTTGTATTACTAAAAGTTCTGCACCTTGTACATCTTGTTTAATAAAATCATACGAAACATCAGCACCAACCAAAGATTCTAGGGTAACCATTTCTCGTACCTCTGTTGAATGTGACGGAAAAGATTCTGATGATCCAAATATATTCGAACCTTTAGTATATGTTATTTTACTTCTATGACTTCCTTTTGTAATTTTTCTTAAATGCATTTTAACTTTTTTATTTTCATTTCCTAACACACCAATAAAAACGTTATTCGCACACTCTTTTAATCTTTCTTTATGTTTTTCTCCTGCTTCAATACAAGTATAATGTGCGTCGGGCCAAAATTGTTTTGCTTGTCTTGTCCATCGTCCATTCCAAGCACCAATATCTAAAATTTTATTTGGGGTAAAGCC